ACAATTTAGTTGACTTTTGGTGGTATACTAGTAGGGAGGATAAAAGAGGCGGTGCTTTTAGTGGTGCTGGGCTAAAACCAGTTAAATGTGAAATCATTGAGATAAGGTCATCCTTGTCGGTGGCAAACTCCCAGGTTTAGCCAGTGGAAGCTAAGTGAATACAGCCGTTCAACTCTCTCTTTCTGGTAGTCCGAAGCCGTGAAACAAAGGGTTAGCGCACTCCAATGACACACGGTTGAGATAGCTCTCGTAAAATAACGGTAAGTGCGAAAAGCTAAAAGCACCAAGTTGGAGAAACGGACTATCCTGTTAGGGTAGGGCTAGGATAGTAGGGGTGAAAGGGTCAATTCTAGGTAGGTGGTAAGTCGGAGTACTGGAAGGAATGAGGGTTTATCACCCCCGATTAGCCCCTTATTAAAATAGTGGTTCTCTTTGGGGTAACTCGATAGATGAAACCCGCCCGATTACAATAGAATGTGTTATTATGAGTAAGATACAACTAGCAGGGGAGCAGCCGCCAGACAAAATTAAGGGGTTTCTCTGGATAAGAACAGAGGTATTTGATAACCCCACTTTATCCACTTCCGACATAATGGTATATGCTACCCTGATGCGGTATATGAATAATAAAACTAAGGAATGTTATCCTTCTATTAAAACTTTATGTTCTCAAGCACGCTTGCACAAACAAACCGCTTTCAAGGCACTGGATAACTTGGAAAGAGTTGGTTTGATTAAAAGAAAGCGAACCAGAGGGAAGGTCAACCGCTATATTATCCTTGAGCCACCTAGTACGAAAATATCGGACTAGTATTAAATCGGTACCAGGAGTAGTACGGAATCAGTACCACGAACTAGACTAATATAACTAGATAATATATAATAGGGTGTTACGCTTCGCTTTTAGGGCTTCGCTTCACACCCTTATTAGAAAAGAAAGATGAAACTAACGAGGAAGCAAGAAATATTCGTACAAAACCTATTTAAAGGTATGACTCAACGGGAAGCCTGGATTCAAGCAGGCTACTCGTCTAATTACTCTATGGCAATCCTTGATTCCAATGCCTGCCGCCTAGCTAACTCAGATAAGATTCAAGCAAGGTATAAAGAACTCACCCAAAAGACTGAAGATGAATCTGTGGCTAATGTCTTAGAGCGTAAGCGGATTCTAACCGAGATAGCTCAGGGTACATACAAAACACCTATCACGGCACAAGATAAAGTTAGAGCTATAAGTGAGCTAAACAAGATGGAAGGAGACTATGCTGTCGAGAAACACGCAGTATTAGGAGGCATTTTAATAGAGATAGTACACAAGGAGGGATAGGGTTAAGGAGGTTATTAAAAGATGTATAGACCTGAAGGATGGGAGAATCCATTTAATGAGACTGTGGAATCTGTGAATAAGAAGTATCCCAATGGTATTGCTGAGGGTTGTCACATACTCTTAGAGGCTGGAAGGAATGAGGGGTTTGAGGCGGGTGCTGATGCTATGCTTGAGGGGTTACTTAAAAGTAATGAGCCAGGCTGTGAGGCATTAAGGACAACCGTTACAGGCATTACTGGCGATGTACCTGTTACTGCTTACGGTAAGGCTTATAAGGGTAAGTGGGTCTTTATACCAGAAGAGGCGTAGAGAAGTCGGTTGAGGTGCTTAAATGACAGTGGAAGAGAAGCTGAAGGGGGAAGAATTACGCCTGATAGAATGAGAGTGGGTAGGTCTAATAGCTAATCAGGTAATTGAAAGGGTAAAGAATGAGGTGGTTAATACGGATAGGTAAGGGTGGGTTGTGTGCTATTACATTCCTTCTAGTTTATGAGGTATTAAGTTCTTTAAGGATGATATACGGGATATAGTGTGTCAGCGTAGCTCAGTTGGTAGAGCAGGGGTTTTGTAAACCTCAGGTCGCAGGTTCGATTCCGTGCCGCTGGCTCCAAGCGTGGGGAGGCTGTTGGTAGCCCGACTAGTTTCATAGGCTAGTTCTCGTGAGTTCGATTCTCACCCCCGCAACCAAGCGTCTGTGGTGTTTAACGGTTAGCACTACTGGCTTCCAACCAGTCGGTCTGAGTTCGAATCTCAGTAGGCGCTCCAAAGGAGTGACAAGACGCACCAGAATGGGTAAGAGATGGTAGTAAAGGAGAAAAGGAAGGGATGGGATGGGTCTGTTTGTTTAGAATGCGGTCATACCAAAGATGAACATACCCTTAATGGTTGTCGCTTATGCGGCTGTAAGAATATCTATGCTCCAATATTCCTACCTTCTATGGAGAGGCACCCTCATCAGAGGAAGTTTGTTGAGTCAGAGAAGAAGAGGATAATAGTTAGGGCTGGGCGTAGGAGTGGGAAGACGGTTGGGATGGCGATTAGGAATGTTAAGAGATTCCTAAATGGCAGAAGGCAGTTATATGCTACGCCAACGAGTGAACAATTACAGGCGTGGTGGTATGAAGTAACCAAGGCGTTAGACCCATTAGTCCAGTTGGGGGTGTTCAAGAAGAATGAGACGGAACACTATATAGAATTACCCAGGACAAGGCAGCGTATTAAAGGGAAGACGGCGTGGAATGTAAACACCTTGCGGGGTGACTATGTTGATGATTTAACTTTAGATGAATACCAGCTTATGGATGAGGATGTTTGGGGGGTGGTTGGAGAACCTATGCTGGCTGACAATGATGGGGATGCTGCCTTTATCTATACTCCTCCAAGCTTAGCGAGTTCGGGGGTAACGAAAGCCAGAGACCCAAGACACGCTGCCAAGTTATTCAAGGCGGCTGAGAAAGACCCCGGGTGGTTAGCGTTACACTTTACCAGCTTTGATAATCCGTATGTTTCCCACGAAGCGTTGTCTAGGATGGCAGCAAGTATGTCCAAGAAGTCATACAGACAGGAGATTCTAGCTGAAGATGATGAGTTACAATTAAGTTGGTTAGTCTATAGGGCTTTCAATGAGAAGGCTTGCTTGATTGATGACTTTGAGATACCCAAAGAGTGGCCTGTGTATGTAGGGCACGACTTCGGCAGAGCTAATCCAGCAGCGTTATTTGTAGCACAGAATCCTGGAACTGGTGACTTCTATGAGTTTGCCGAGTATTTACCTGGGGCTGGACATTCTCCCTTTGAACACTCGGAGGAATTCAAGAGGATAACAGAAGGATACAATGTTATCTGGAGGAGCGGTGGTTCACATCAAGAAGAAGACAGTAGGCAGTTATACAATGAGCACAACTGGGTTATTATGGAGCCAAAGATAAACTCAGTCAAAGCTCAGGTAGATAAAGTTATTGGAACTATGGAGAGAAACAAAATCTTCATCTTCAAGAGTTTAGTTAATAGGTATAATGAAATTGTGAATTGTCTATGGAAGCCTGATGAGAGTGGTAAACCTTCTGACGAAATACTCAATGAGGCACAGTATCACCTATGTGCTTGTGCCAGATACTTATACTCCAATTTTACACCAGAGACTGTAGATTTTGGCAAATCCAGAACGAGGAGACCCAGTTTTAGTTTTGGCTAGGGGGATATATGGCTACTATGGTTTACAATGGAGTTGAACGGGTAAGCAGGTGGTGTGTAGGTTGTCAAAAATACAGATGGCATAAACGAGCGTATTCTGTTTACCGATGCTGTGAATGTGGTAGGAAAAGCTAGGGGGTTTAAATGGCTGACTACTTACAAAAGATAAAAGACGAAGACGATAGATTAAGCGGTTTAGTTGAACGGATGGATGCTGATGTCAAATTGCTCCGTGCTAAATACACGATGGCAGATGACAAGGGACACAAAATCAAGGATATTGTCAACGTGACCTTAAACAAAGTTTCAATGTTTGCTGCCTTTGCCACATCGGAGTTATCTAAGGCAACAAAGCAAGCAGTAGTAACGAGTGATGACAAGAACTTTGATACTGCCTATGTAGAGGAGTTTCAGGATGCTGCCTTTGCTTCAGCCAATGATAGGTTGAGGAGACAGGGTAAAGTTCAGTTAGACCCATTCTTTGATGTTCAGAATTGCTTTAGGGGTAGAGCTGCGGCAAGGTGTCTATTTTATATGGGGGAAGATGGCGGACTTGTTACAGATATAACCCCCTGGGATACTAAATATGTCAGGTATGGGATGGGTAGTGATGGATTAGAGTGGGCTTCTTACCAGATGGAGAGGACTAAGGATGATATTGAAAGCCAACCGTGGGCAATAGAGACAGGTTTTACCATTTCGGGCAAGAAGGCTAAGGTAATAGATGTTTGGGATACGGAAGGCAATATCGTTTATGTTGATAAGAAAATAGTTTATGAGCAGGAACACGATTGGGGCTTTTGCCCCGTAGCGTTACAGATAGTTCCTTTAGGATATGGGGGAATTCTCTTAGATGAGAATAGTGCTCAATATGAGGGAGAGTCTATATTCTTTCTGATAAGGGATTTAATCCCCGAGTTAAATAGAGTGTTAAGCACAGCCTCCACATTGAGCTTCAAGTCTATTAAAGGGCCGGCCAAGGCGAAGATAAAAGGTGCATCTGCGGGCAAGCAAGGCCCAGATTATGATGAGGCGATGGCTTCTGGGGCAATGACGACACTAGAACCTGATGAAGATTTAGGAATGATAGATTATGGGGATATTAAGGCATCCTTTGACAGAGTTTACAATATCATAGAGAAAGCTGTTCAAGAGGGTTCATTGACTAATATAGACATAGGCGACCCCAAACAACCTTTCTCTGCTGTAGCTTTAATAGAGATGGGTGAAACTAGGGGGCAGGTTCTTCTACCTAGATTGGTTAGTAAGTCTCTATTAAATGAGTCCTTAGCTGAGATGTTTACTAAGCAGGTTGTTCAGATTGGTGGCAGTGTTGAGTTAGGGGCACGTGGACACAAGAGAACATTTCAGACTTCTAAGTTAGACGCAGAATACTCAACTGAATATAAATACTTTATTAAATCACCCAAGGAAGATATGGGCAGGGCTTCTATAGCTGCTGCTCTCGGAGACATTGCCTCAAAGAAGTATAAACAAGAGGTCATAATGCAGTTTGAAGACCCAGAGGGTATGCAAAGGCAGATAGATGTAGAGGATGCTGAGAGGTTATTCCCCTCAATTAAGGCAGATAGGGTTATAAAAGCTTTATATGAAGAGGGTAGGGAATATGAGGCAGCGTTGGCGTCAGCACAAATGGGAATGGAATTACAAGCAGTATTAAGGGGTGAGATGCCAAAAGTAGAACCGCCTGAAGAGCCGACACAGGTTACAGGAGCAACCTTAAAAGGAGTGCCCGCACAGTCTGAAGTTACACCAAGGGAGGAGGCATAATGCCAAAAGATACCTATGAAAAACATCAGGAGAGGATGAGAAAACTACTCGCACCCCCGACACCGATTGACAGATTGGGTCAAGGATTAAGGAGATTAGTTCCAAGGCGTAAGTTACCACGAATTAAGTAAAATGACTACCGCATTAACCCATAAGGAAATACTGGAGATTGAACGAAGGCGTAAAAAGCCCGAAGAAGAGTTACTCCCCGTTGAGCCGATAGAGGAACTCCCTTCAGTAGCCCCCGTCACGGAAACACCAGTGGCGGAAGAGGGGCTATTCCCTTCTACAATCACAGAAGAGGGATGGACATATAGCGATATTGTATGGGATGCTGAAGGTAATCCCTTGGACTATATGGCTATTTCTCCAGAGGGTGAGCAATACTCAAAAGAGGAACTAGATGTCTTAATAGAGACAGGGGAGACACGGGAGGCGATGATACAGAGTGTCTTTCCTGGCTTATCCACAGAGGAATTTGTTGAGTATGTAGAGACTGACTGGGAGAGTTTTCTGGGTGATATAAAGACAAAGCCCAGAACTCTAGCCAGTGACAGGCTGTTAAAGTTTATGGGTTTTACCTCACGGGATTTAGAGAAACTCTATGGAATATCTGACAAACGCAAGCGTGAGATGCTACAGGCAGGAGGTATTCCCGAAGACGAGATTACAAAGATTATTGAATTGTCTAAACTTGACCTAGATGCTGAGGGGTGGTTGCGGAAGTTCAAGGATATAAACCCATCCTTTGCTAAAGACTTCCTTAATAGTGTACCAATGAGGTCTATATCCGCAGGTTGTGGTGATTTGGTTTCAGGGGCGGCGGGTGTGGCAGGATGGGCTAAGAAGGAAGGATTGAGGAAAAATCTGCTTGGAATAGCAGAGTCATTTCATAGTGTCGCTCCACCTGTAGAAGAGTGGGATGTCAGCTTAAAAACAATATTAGACCCACGCTTCTGGTCAACTACAGTAGCGAGGGCTTTACCCTTTTCAGTTTCTATGATACCAATTAGTTTAATGACCTTTGGCACAGGTTCGGCAGCGTTGTCACAGGTTCGGCAGCGTTGTCAGCAGTTGGTGTGGGAACCTGGAAGACTCATATTATAGCATCCATATTTGGTGCTGTAAGCGGGGCTGTATTAGAGTCATCTTTTGAGGCTGGCAGTGTATGGAATGAAGCAAAACTTATGGGTTGGTCTGATGAGGATGCTGATAAGGCAGCTTCAAGCACTTTTACAAAAGGCGTTGGTGCTCTTACAGGAACGAATGCGATAGAGTTATTTGCCGCCTTTCTTCCAGATCCTACAAGGCTATTAAATAATCTGGTAGGCAAGGGGTGGGCTACTGTTGTCAGGGTTGGTGGCAAGATAGCCACTGTCTCTTTAACTGAGGGTGGTGAAGAGGCAATACAGAATGTCATTGAACGACAAGCACTGGGACTAGATGTCAAATTAGACAATGAGATGAAGATGGCATTTATGATTGGTGCCATTATGGGTATTGGAATGGGTGGTGCCGCTGATGTTTTAAGCACAATTGTCAATAGAACCTCCCAACAAATACCCGCTGATATTAAACCCGAATTTGACAGTATAGTAGCTAAATTAAAAGCCGATGGTGCTACTGATACACAGGCGAAGATAGAGGCGCTTGACAACCTAAGCAATGATGAGTTATTAGGTATTACTGATAAGGTCATTGAAGAAGCTATACGGGAAGAGGCTATTGAGTCTGTCCCAAAGGAAGATAAAGCGGAAGAATTAGCCTGGAAACATATAGCAGAACCTGAAGCAGTTGTAGAAGAAGTGCCTGCTGTGCCTGAAGTTACAATACCTGAAGGCATACGACCTCGTTTATATGTTGCTGATTTAGAGGGTATGATGCCCGATACTGCTAAGAGGGTTAAGGCTATTAAGTTGGCTGATGGCAGTGAACTTGTGTTAATGTCATCTGAGGGCGATATATATGGAATGGTTGATAATCAAGTGGTTGGTTTCGCCACAAAATTGAGTGACACTGAAACTGATTTGTCTGTGGCGGTGGAGTATCGCAATAGGGGTATCGGAACAGAGCTAATGAGGCAATTCAGGCAAGAGAACCCCACACATCCCCTTGGTGGGTTAACAGAGGGTGGAAGAAGGGTTATAGAGAAACTTGAGGTCACAGAGCGTGAGGTCAAACCGCCAGCAGTTGAAGTTGCTAAACCTCCAGTAGAAGTAGAGCCGACTGAAGCCAAACTAACCGATGGGCAACGAAAGCGTATATTTGGCCTGCTTAAAGAAAAGTTACTCTTATCTGAAAAGGGTAAGGTTAAACCACAGGCCCGTAGATTATTTAAGGCTATGGTTGGGCAGTCGCATATAAGCAAGATGACACAAGCCGATGCTAATTTGGTGATTGAAGCACTTGGTAGATTGGAGGTCAAATATGGCAAACCTCCCAAGATACCAATTGGAACTGGGTTGATAACTGCTGAATTTGCTGACAAGATACCATTACTGAAAGAAATAGGGATATTAGAAAAAGTAAGACCTACTCGCCACGTCTTTGAGAAGATGGGGTTACAGCAAGAGGTTTGGAAGCCAGCATTTGAAGCTGAGGTTAAGGTTTATGAGGAACACCAAGCCTTTGATAAAGAACTAATCAGAATAAATAAGTTGGTTGGCAAAGACCCCGCTAGGCGAAGTCTTGTATTTAGAGAACTAGAAAACCCTGGCTCTCAAGTTGGATTGACCTTTGATGAGAAGAGAGCAGTTACTTGGTTTAGAAAATACTTTGATGACTGGGCAAACAGATTGAACCTGCCAGAAAGCAAGCGTAGGGCAAATTATGTAACCCATATCTTTGAAGAAGAGATTAGCCGACAACTTAAAGAGAAGCATCCAATAGACCCAGAGCTTATCAAGGCATTTGATTTCATAACCCCCAAGACAATATTTAATCCATATCTCCAAAGGCGGTTGGGGCAAACGATTGGATTAAAGGAAGACCCCTTTGCTGCTGCTAAGGCGTATGAAGCAAGGGCATTAAAGGTATTTTACTATGAGCCACTTATCCAGAGGATTAGGGTTTATCAAAAGTATTTACCTCCTCATTCAGCGAAGTATTTAGGCGATTTCGTTAAGAGGATTACTGATAGACCACTTACTATAGACAGGGAATTAAATCAAACAGTCAAGGAATTTGCTGATAAGATTAGAGGATTGCCGGGTGGAGAGGCAGTTGCCAATTCTTTAACAAGGGGCAACCCTGGCGGAATGGTATCTTATAATCTTACAAGTGCTCTTTATACTCTTTGGCTTGGCTTTAAGCCTACATCTGCCATAAGAAATCTTGGACAGCATAGTTTGATATTAGCAGAATGCGGTCCAGCTCCCTTTGCTGAGGCTATTAGTAAAACAGCAACAAAGGAGTCTAAGGATGCTTTTAGGGAGTCTTTGGTGAGGCGTTCTCGCAGGGGGGCATTCGTTCCAGGCGTAGATTCATCCTTTGCTAGTAAATGGATTGATAGTTTTCGTGAGAAAGCATTATGGATGTTCCGTAGTGCTGACTTAGTAAATGTAAGACACGCCTTCCTGGCGGGGTATTATGAGGCTAAAGCATTATTCCCTGATGCCCCTAGACAATTGTGGCTTGATAGGGGCGATGAGGTGGCTGCTGATACGCAATATCTCTACACGAAGTTTAATAGTTTCCAAATGTCGCAAAGTTCTATTGGTAGAGTGTTCTCAATGCTGACTACTTGGACTGAGAACTGGATGGAGCTGATGACCAAGTGGATTAGCCGCAAACCCTCACAAGTTTACTCGGCTTATACAAAGGAAACTGGTCAAGCAATGCCTGTGAAGAACTGGTCGCAGACACGTAAAGCCATCTTGATGTATATGGTCATTGTCGGATTAGGTTATGCTCTCAAAGAGAAAACTAGACTAAAGGCTTGGGAATATACTGGTATAACATCCCTGCGGTATTTAGCCGATATAGTAGGTGGCGACTTTCCAGCTTTACAAGCTCCAAGGGCTGTTGCCGACCTCGTTATAGGATTTGCTACCGATGATGAGAGACAATTCAAAACTGGGTGGAATGCTCTGAAGTCAACATTTATCCCCAGTATAATCAAGCAAATGAATTATGTAGCTGAGGGTGAGAGGGATTGGTTGACTCTCCTTTTATATCTTGAGGGTAAGAACGTAGAGATAAAAAGATTAAAGAACAAGTGGGAGAAGGACTTTAAGGAATACGAGGAATTATCCCCCAAGGAGAGAACCCAATATCGCAAGGACAATCCCTTAATTGAAGCTAAGCAGTTTATTGTTGGTCAATTCACTACACTTTCAACCGATAAGGCTAGGGCTGAAGTGTTGAAACTTATTGAAGGGCATAAAATAGACACCGAACTCATAGAAGGATACGAGAAGGTGTTTGGGGTTGATACTCAACCTGAACTCCAAAAGTTTCAGAATAGACTCGGCAACCTTGAGAAGCTAGAGATAGGCAAAGAGGCGGAATACTTCACAATGGGGGATTATGTATCTGAAATTAACAAACTGGTTAAAACTATGGGTAGGGCTAAGGTTCAAGGTGAAGCATCTCCATTAACACGGGATATACTAGAAGCGTGAGGCTTGGTTATATTTACTTGGCAGGGTTCAGTCTTTCCAGAACCCCAAGAGTGCCGAGATATTACTGGGCTTAATGGAGAAATATAAGATACCGCCACAGGCTATCCAAGCCTTTATTGATAAGCCCGAAAGGTATGATGAGTTATTTACCCAGAAGTTTGAGTTAGAGCAGAAATGGTTTGACCAGACTACTGAGTATGAGAATTTTGGGAATCCTGAAGCACCCAATTACATAGAAGATAAGGACGAACGCAAACTAGCCAGAGGGAAGTTCAAGGAGGATAACCCTAATTGGGTTGCTGATATGAGACGCATAGAGGCTATTGATAATGATGCCCCGGATGAGGTTGTAGAGAAGTGGGTTGATAGGGGTAAAACAATAGACGAGTTCGGTGCTGGTAGCTCTCAGGCTAAAGTGTGGTTAATGGATAACCCCGAAGTTCATAAGTGGGCTTTAGATAATAAACTCTTATCCGATGATGGCACTGATTGGAATGAGGATATACTGCGTATCAATGTTCAATTAGAGGGGTTAGATAGGGAATCCGATGAGTATAAAATGCTTAATTACAAGAAGAGTGCTCTTCAAATAGACTTCCCTGAAGGACAGATAGATAATTATATTGATTGGTATATGACAGAACGCAAGGACTACGAGGACGATTGGTTCTTAATGGAGAATCCTGAATTCTACAAAGCGATGCTAGATAAAGGGATTATTCAACCAAAAGATTTTAGCAAAGTTCCTACCAGAGAGGTTTATGCTAAATATCAAGGGTATCTCAAAGAGCAACCTATTAAACCTGACGACTGGGAAGACATAAATAAGACTGACCTTTGGTATGAAGATGACTGGTACTTCCTAGAACATCCTGATATTTACAAAGAGGTTTATCTTGGCTTTCTGGGTAACAAAGAGAGAGATTTCAGCACTGTTCCCACAAGGGAGATATTTGATAAGTATTTAGAGTATCAGAAACTACCGAAGGGCAAACGTAGGGACGATTTCAGGTGGGAGAATCAAGACTTAGATGCTTGGTTGGTATTAAAGTTTAATATGACGCCAATAACAGAAAAGTTTAGGCGGAGGGAATTAACGCCAACGGAAGAATTTAAAGAGGAGGTGCTAGGAAAGGAGAATGAATTTGATGATGCGATGAGGGAACTCGAGGAATTATTAAAGGAACTAAAATAAAAAAAGGGAGAACAATTAAATGACCACGGACGGAACTGAAGGAAATCAGGACAATACTTCTGAAGACCCAAAGGAAACTTCGGAAAAAACGAATCCAAAAGGCGGTAAACGATGCTTTGTCTGCTGCTGGAAGGACTGACAAAGATGTGGAAGCCAAGCTAAAGAAAGCTAACGAGGCTGCTAGTAAGGCTGAAAAGTTAATGTTAGCTATTAAGAAAGCGGAAGAAGAAAGGGCTGAAAAGAAATTTCGGGAAGACCTTGAAAGGGCGGGTGATGACCCAGTAGCTCGGAGCAAAGTAGAATTATCGCAACAAATCAGAAAGCTAAAGGATGAACTTGATAACACAAAGTCAAAACTGGGTGAGAGGGAAGAGGAATTAGCTAATGCTAGAAAGGTAGTGGCTGAATCCACGAAGGAGCGAAATGCCCGTGAGATAGCCTCCAAGTATGAAGTTAATGTTGAAACTCTTAAACTCACAGATGGCTCTGTTGAAGCGATGGAAGCCTTAGCTAAACAAATATCAGGGAAAGAAATTAAAACCCTGAAGCCTGATAGAAGTAAGACAATAGGGGGGGCAAAAACCTATAAACGAGAAGAAATACTTCCGACCCTTGACATTGCTAATATGACTCCTCAAGAAATACACGAAAGGGTGCTCGAGCTTGAGAAGGCAGAAAGGGAGGGTCGGATAAAATAAGGAGAAAATAAATGTCAGATTGGTCTACTAGTAGAATACCTGACGACATTGCATCAGGAACTGGCTATGGTATTCCCGAGCTATACAGCGCTAGAGTTATTGACCACGTAAGGAGTAACCTGGTCTGTGTGGGTGCGGTGGATACTACGTGGAAAGCGGAATTGGCACTTGGGAATAAGGTCTGGATACCCGTCCTGACTACACAAACCGCCTCTGTAGTTGATGTTACTACCGATTGGGGTGGAACTTCCAACTCACATATGGGCACGGATACGTTTGGCACAGTGGCAAGTATCACTGTGGATAAGTGGTATGAGTCCCCCGTGCAGTTATCAGATGGAGAAGCATTACAAACCCAAATCCCAGGCTTACTTCAGAAGATGGCTTCCAACGCTGGATACTCAATAGCGAAGGTTATTGACGAAGAGGTTAATGACCTGTTTGCATCCCTAACAACCACTTGGCGAGGCACGGATGGACAGACCTTTACTGATGACATCCTGATTAATCTAATGGAGGGACTGGATGAGGCGGATGTACCAAGAACGGAAAGGTCATTAATAATTGACCCGTCTGTTTTAGCCGATATGTATAAGATAGACAAGTTTGTGCACAGAGACTACAATCAAGTTCTAACGGGTGAGATTGGTAAGACTCCCTATGGAGACCCAATACTTCTATCCAATAACCTGAATGACGCTGGGACTGGGAACGATTGTGCCCTACTTCATAGAGAGGCTATCGGCTGTGTAATCCAGATGCCTCCAAAGGTTGAGTTCTATCGCTACGCTTCACGGCACAGTGATGTTATCAACACCAGTGCCATCTTTGGTGCTGATGTTCTTCGTCCAACCTTCGGTGCAGTCTTTTATTCTAGGTTAGCATAAGGAGAACTGGATGCCTATTTATGAATACATTTGTGAGTGTGGGTGTGAATTAGAGGTATTTCAAGAAATGGGCGGAGAAGCTCCTGCTTGTCCAGAATGCGGTGGGGCTATGCGTAGAGGGTGTGGCTCCATCGCAATACTTAATGTGAAGACAGCTGGTATAACTCCCCACAGCAAGGGCTATAAGGAGGGATACAAAAAGGAGTACTTGAAAAGCACAAACCGTGAGGCTTGGAAAGGAACTATTATAGAGTCTCAAGCACAAGGGTAAAACCTTGAAGCGAATAAAAGTCGTGTAACACTTCCTCGGTAATACGACTGAAAATAAAAAGGGGGAAAGGAAAGAAATGCAACAATTAAAAGTAACAAAAGAACTAGATGTTTCTGGGGCAGCAGTTTTAGGGTGGGGTGGTTTTACGATGCCTACTGGACATGCCTCTGGAGACAAGAATAAGTTTTACTTCGTTAGCGAAGATTGGGGGAATGACGGCAATAATGGTAAGTCTTGGAAGAACGCCTTTGCCAGCTTTGAGAAAGGCATAGATGCTGCTAGATACGATGCTGGCACAACCGATATAGCTGATGACAAGGGGCACCGAGCTTACGTCTTTGTGGCACCAGGTCATTACAACGAGACTACGGAGTTGCTCTTTTCAGGGTATAACATCAGTGTCATTGGTTGTGGCATTGGGGTTCCAGGAAAGGATTATGGCGTTTCGTTGAACTATGATGGCTCGGCAAGTGCTACCGCTGCTTTTCTATTTAGCGGTTCAGGCATTGAAGTGCACAATCTTCACATTTACTGTGATGCTGCTATTCCTGCTGTCTATATAGCTGGCGGAGACAACAACTGGCTTAACAACTGCGTTATTGAATGCGATGGCACGAACTGTACCTATGGTATTCAGGCTGCCTCAATGAAGGGTTCTTGGATTACCAACTGCGTAGTTAATGGAGCTAAAACCGCAGGAATATGGGTAGAGGGTGGTGACGGCCACTACTTCATCACTGGTGGTATCAGAAACAATATAGTCTATTCAGGTACCTCAAATACCACTGGTATTCTTGTTGATGCTACCAATGTTTGCTATGGCTCTCTTATAGACCACAACTTTGTAGAATTACGGACTGGTTCATCAGCTAAGGGTATAGATGTTAATGCCACTTCGGGTGTTTTGGTAACGGACAACTATGTGTCTGTACCCTCAAGTGCGACCCCGATAGAACACGCCGGTGGAGAACAATACCTGATGGGTAACCACACTGCTGCTGGAACCACAAATGTTGACCCGAACCCCGCTGCTGGTTGATGTAAATAATCACAAAGCCTTTAGGGGGCTGGGCTTTAACTAACCCCCACTAAAATAAGATGCGTAAAAGAAAAGCAATAGAAAAAGATGGGACAAAATTCATAAACCATAATGTCCTTATAGTAGAAGTCTTATTGGATATTAGGGACATCTTGGTCAAAGCAACTAAAAAGGGAAAAACTAAATAAGCACACCTTCAATGTGTGTGAAAAGGGAGGTGTATTTTGATACACGGACAATGGGTTAGTTGTGCTATAGATGGAACGACTAGTGCTGTTTGCGATTTAGGGCGTGTCTACGAAAAGGTCTGTGTCCTTCTACCCACATTTACCTCTGATACCTGTAAGGTTCAAGGGGCGATGCTGACAGGCGGGACTTACTACGATTTATATACTTACAATCCTGATGGGCACGTTGATTTAATGCAGGTTGAGGCTGGCAATGGTGGGTATTTTTGTGTTTTCCCCATAGGGGGATTTCAATTTCTCAAATTCGTTACTAGCGGTAGTGTGACCGGGACTTTCTATGCTAGGGGGGTGAGAAGTTGATACACGGAGAATGGGTAGATTTTGACATCACAGGCACAGGCAAGACTAGCGATGAATGTGATTTGGGACGAGTGTATGAAACAGCTATAATCCTTCTCCCCACTATTAACGATGGCACAATTGCAGTTCAGGGTGCTAAAGAAACCGGGGGAACTTTCGCTAATCTATACACTTACAATCACGCCGATGGACACGTTGACCAGATGATAACAGAAAGCACTACGGGTGGATACTTTTGTATATTCCCAATAGGAGGCTATCAATACATTAAATTAGTCAGTAGCGTAGACCAAACCGATGAGACTTTCTACGCTATGGGGATAAGGAGTTAAATATGCCATACGCAATTAGGAAGGCTAATAGTAAGTTCAAGGTAGTTAATACCGAAACGGGCAAGGTTAAGGGAACTCATACATCTAGGATAAAAGCCCAGAGGCAAGTCAATCTCCTAAGAGGGGTTGAAAGAGGCTGGAAACCAACTGGTAAAAAAGCGAGGAAGTAATGCCTCTATATGATTATTGGTGTCCTCAATGCCATAAGAAGTTTGAGATGTCTAAATCTGTGGAGAAGAGGCATAATGCACGATGCCCAAAATGTAACACGAAGGCGAGGTTAATGCCTTCTGCCTTTACTTTTAGTTTTAAGGGGGGAGTCTAATGCAAACCTATGCTCAAATCCAAGACCGTGTGGAGCAGATACTTCAGGATACTGGGGCTGCTACAT